CAGGTGCTCGTAGGGAATTTATTGAGGACTTGTTGGACATTAGAGTTTTCGGCATCATGCAGCGTACTCTAAAGGACAAACAAAGAACTCTTGCTGATGATCTAAAAACTATTACTTTAGAACTTAAATCCTTGAAGGAAAAGATTGTTCTACAGGATTCTTTTGTTAAGAAGCAACTAAAAGAGCGATCTGAATCTGTAGAGTTGGTTAGAGAGGAAATTTCTTCCTATCAATCTGCTAATGAAAAGATAGTTGCTAAGATAACCAAACTTCAAGCTAAGATTGAGGAATTAAAGTCTAAAGCAAACAAATATTCAAATGTAGATGAACAACTTGCCGACCTTCGTAGGATCAAAAAGAATATGGCAGATTCTTTGAAGAAGGTTGAAAAGGAAAGTACTTTTTACTCAGAGATTTCTGAATGTCCTACATGTAAACAAAATGTAGGTTCTGACCATAAAGACCACATCCTTGTTGCAATTAAAGAACAAGAGGAATCTATCGTTCAAAGTCTTACTTCTATCGAGGAAGATGTTAAGCGTGTAGAAAGTAGGTATAATGAATTGACAGAGTATGAAAATGAAATTTCAGCTATAAATTCTGAAGTATCTGCAGAAAATCGTACAGTATCAATCAATCAAGAACTTATCAAGCAAAAGCTGAGGTATATTGAAAAGTTAAACAGTGACACGGATTCTATTGATGAGGAAAGATTAAAGTTAAAACAGCTAGCAAAGGATGCTGTAACTACATCTGATCAAAAAGATAAGTTATCTGTAACAAAGCAATATTATGATGTTGTACAGATGTTACTTCAGGACTCAGGTATCAAGTCCAAGATTATCAATCAATACATCCCAGTCATTAACAAACTCATCAACAAATACTTAACAGATTTGGACTTCTTTGCCAACTTTAATCTTGACGAGAACTTCAACGAAGTGATAAAATCTAGGTATCGGGATAATTTTTCCTATGAGTCTTTCTCTGAAGGTCAGAAGTTGAGACTTGATCTAGCCATTATGTTTACGTGGCGAGAGGTTGCTAAACTCAAGAACTCCGTAAATTGTAATTTACTCTTCATGGATGAACTTCTTGATGGTAGTGCAGATAACGTTGGTCTAGATATGGCATTGCATCTACTTCGTACTTTCAAGGATACTAACATATTTGTTATTTCCCATCGTGAAGAGGTTGGTGACAAATTTGATGCTACAATCACAATGGACTTGAGAAATAATTTTACATATATAAAGGAGTGATATGGCAGAAGCTGTAAACCATCCAGACCATTACCTAGGTGAGAGGAAGTATGAACCAATCGAAGTAATCGAAGCGGGTGACTTAGATTTCTCTATAGGTAATGCACTAAAGTATCTGTCAAGGGCTGGTAGAAAATCAGATGAAGTAGAAGATGTAAAGAAGGCTCTATGGTATATTAATCGTGCTATTGTGTATGCTGGAAATACTGTCGTGTATGCAAAACCTTACAATAAGCATTACATCGATGGAGTGTTGACAGACTGGAAACAATCTGATAAAATTAGAAAGTCAACAAGGTATATTTTAGAAGGGAATCTGGATGCAGCATCCGTTGCTCTAGAGTGGTATTTGAGTGAAGTAAACTTTAAAATGGAGAAGTAAACATGGAACTATCAAAAACAACAGTCGACATCCTATCTTGCTTTAGTGGGATTAATACAAATCTAGTTATTCGTGAAGGTAATGTGATTTCTACAAAGTCACAGAATTCTACAATTTATGCAGAATTTGAGGGTGAAGATACTTTCGACAAACAGGTTTCTATTTTTAACCTAACAGAATTCCTTGGTGCATATGCAGCTTTTACCAAGCCAGAACTTATCCTAGATGATAAGTATTGTACAATCAAAGAAGGTCAACAGAAGGTCAAGTATGTTTATGCCGATGAGTCACTCTTGACCATTCCTAACAAGTCTGTTAAACTACCTAGTACTGAAATCGAATTTCAACTAACCGCAGATGACCTAGCAAAACTAATCAAGATGGCCGGTGTACTAGCGGTTGATGATCTTGTGTTTGTTGGTGACGGTAAGGGTATTGTTGCTAAGGTTTGTGATGACAAGAATCCAACAGGTAACTCTTTCGATATCGGACTAGATGCATCTACAGATCTAAAGTTCAATGTAAAGTTGAAGGTCGACAAGCTAAAGATGCCAAAGGGTGCATATAATGTCAAGATCAGCAACAAGAAGGTTGGTCAATTTACTCACATGGAACTAAAACTCCGTGTTATGATTGCACTAGAAACTTCTAGCTCTTTTGAATAACAACAAATAAGTAGTGAGTTTGATAAAGCTCCATTTCGATAAATAAACATGTCACCGTTTAAACATCAAATAGGAGCTTTATCATGTTTATTTATACACCATTTACTTACTTAATTGGTTGGTCTTCTAATAATACTTATTACTATGGAGTAAGATATGCTAAAACAGCACATCCATCAGAACTCTGGACAGTTTATAAAACTTCTTCACCAATAGTAAAAAAGTATGTTGAAGAATTTGGAGACCCTGACATATTAGAAGTTAGAAAAACTTTTGATAATGCTGAAAGTGCAAGAGATTGGGAAACAAAGGTATTATGTAGGATAAATGCAGCCGGCAGGAGTGACTTTCTAAATCAACATAATTTACCTGCACCACCTACATTTTCTGGGGATGAAAATCCATCAAAAAGACAAGATGTTAGGAAAAAGTTATCAGATCAAAAGAAAATCAATAATCCTATGAGTGATCCTATAATAAGGTCTAATGCAACAGACTCGCTCAAAAGGACAAATATTGAAAAATTCTTAGCGAAGAGACAATTATCTAAGAACTCCAAAGTTACGGCACTAAGATACTTTAATGACTGTGTTGCATTATATCCTGATAATTTTGTCGACATTCAATGTAAATTGCTAGGATTAATTGAAGAAATTGACCAATGGTTAATTGATAATACTCCAAGTAAAGAAGAACTCAAACTTGCTAAGGGACGAGCTATAGCAGCAGGTAAGTTAAAAAATGGCAATAAAAAGTGGTACCATGATCCTATTACTTTAGAAACTAGACCATTTAAAGAAGGAGAACAACCATCAGGCTGGGTGTTGGGTATGATAAAAAATACTCCGAACAATAATACACCCGAAGTCAGAAACAAATTAAGTAAAGCACAAAAGGAATATAGAGCAAATGAATCTGAGGATAAGAAAAATTCTAGATTAGCTAAATTTTATGATACTATTAATGAACGTAGAACTCTAAATGAAGAAGGAACTAAATTATGAATGTTGATCATTTCTTGTGGGTTGAAAAGTATAGACCTAAAGACGTAGAATCATGTGTTTTATGTAGTGATACAAAAAAGATTGCACTAGCATTTGTTGCTCAAGGCAGAATTCCTCATATGTTACTATCTGGTGGTGCCGGCACTGGTAAGACTACTCTAGCCAAAGCCATGTGTAACATGGTAGGAGCAGAGTGGATTATCATTAATGCTTCACATGATAATGGCATCGATACTATTCGCACTAAAATTTCACAATTTGCATCCACTGTTTCTTTTTCTGATGCAAAGAAAGTAGTTATTTTAGATGAAGCAGACCATATTACTCCACCAGCGCAAGCCGCATTGAGGGGCATGATGGAAGAATACTCTGCGAATTGTACATTCATTCTTACCTGTAACTATAAAAATCGAATTATTGATGCTATTCATTCTCGCTGTAAGTGCATCGATTATAAGATTCCTACTACAGAAAAACCAGAATTGGCTGGTGCATTCTTTAAACGTGTATGCAATATCCTTGATGGTGAGAGTATTGAGTATGACAAGAAAACTGTAGCTGAACTTGTTCAGAAAAACTTCCCAGACTTCCGCCGTTGTTTAAATGAACTACAGTCATATTCTGCTTCTGGTAAGATTGACTCTGGTATTTTGTTGAACATGAATGATGAATCCTTTAAGGTTCTAATTTCTGCTCTTAAAAATAAGAAGTTCACAGAAATGCGCAAATGGGTTGCCAATAACAAAGACATCGATACTACCATCCTCTTTAATGACTTCTTTGAAAAGGCAGAAGATTTACTAGAACCTAGTTCTGTACCTAATGTCATTCTGTACATGGCTGACTATCTGTTCAAAGCATCATTTGTTGCAAACCAAGAAATCAATACTACTGCTTTCTTGACAGAACTTATGATGAACCCAGCTATAAAGTGGAAGTAATATGAAACTCTTTGATGTTGTCAATGGCATTAATTCCCATGAAGGTGACATTGATGAAATGGTGGCGGCATACAATCCGTGGATGATAAACAGTGCTCTCTCCATGAACAGAGAGACTGTTTTATTTGCTAATGAAATGAATCGTTGCTATGATCTTACTAATCGCCAACAATTCTTATTCTACTGGGGAGTTGTACCAAAAGGAAAAAGATTTGGTAAATGGCAAAAGCAAGACGAAACCGAAGAAGATATAAATAACATTGCACATGTCTATGGTGTCAATCTTCGGTTGGCTGAGCAATACTTAAAACTATTAACCGCCGATCAATTGGAAATTATAAGAACAAAAAATATGAAAGGTGGAAAATATGGAACAGGTGGGAGTAAAGGTAAAGCTTAAAAAGCCAGAGGACTTTCTTCTAGTTAGAGAGACATTAACTAGAATTGGGATTGCACCACGAGGCAAGAAAGTACTTTATCAATCTGCTCACATTCTCCATAAACGTGGAGAATATTATATTTGCAATTTCAAAGAGTTATTCTTACTTGATGGTAAGAAATCAACTATTACTGATGAAGACTATGAGCGCAGAAATCTTATAGTTGACCTTCTAGAAGGTTGGGGACTTATTGATGTTGTAGATGAATGGTTTGAAGAAGTAAACCTAGCAAGCATGAGTACTATTAAAATTATTCCACATTCAGAAAAGAATGATTGGATTCTTGAAGCAAAATATACATTAGGAGCTAAAAAATGGACAAAGTGATTACACTAGAATTTTCAATTGCAGAAGTTAATGCTATTCTCGGTGCTCTAGCACAGAAGCCTTATGCAGAAGTAGCAACACTACTTACTCGTATTAAGCACAGCGCTGAACTTCAAGTAAATGGTGATCAACCACAAGAGGCTACAGATGGCACTGAGGGCTAATTTTAAGACAGATACACATTCCGTAACCGATGCCTATATCAAGATTGTAGAAATCTGGGGTAATAAGGGCGGTTGGAATGCACGAGTTGGTGTATTCAGC